CTTGCTGATGATCTACCAAGAGGTGCTGAACCTACGACGACTCTCCACTGGCGGACCACTCCACTTCATTGGAACGCCGACCGAGGGATTCAACGAATACGCAGATCTCTGGGAGAAGGGGAACCCCGAAAACCCAGAGCGCGACTCCAAGTTCATCTCGTTCCGATTGTCGACACGGGACAACATCGGCTACGGATTGACCCAAGAGAACTTTGATGATGTTGTTCGCCAGCAGGCTGAGTACCTCATCCCCCAGAACATTGACGGATTCTTCATTGAGGCACGAGACGCATTCTTCTGGTCTCAATCCATTCAAGCAGTATTCAAATCAGGAGTCGCAGAGTTAGGCCCGACACGTCACCATAAGTATGTCCAGGGTGTAGACCCAGGGATTTCACATGACGCAACGTGGGCGATTACACTCGACATTACTGACAGAAAACTCCTTCGCGGCACGCGGATTAGAAAGCGCGGCGGCAAGCAGAGTATCTCTGCCGTCGTGAACATGGTCCGCGAAGGACATCTCCTCTACCAACAGGACGGTGCGTACTGCACCACTATCGTCGACTCCACAGGACTTGGTGGACGACTATTTCAGCAGGAGTTCAGCATCATCCGTCCGCTCCGAGGGTTTGACTTCGGTGGCACCAAGGCGAAGAAGGTGGAACTCCTCAATGACTTGAAAGCGGTCCTAGACAAGGGACAAATCGAACTGCCAACTGGCGGTGCGTGGGATGAGATGCGAAGGCAACTCCTCACCTACAAATTGGACGATAAGAAGCTGGAGCAAGATGCAGTGATGGCACTGGCCATTGCTGTGCGACACGCTTTGCGAAACCCAGAGAAGCCCGTGAACGATCCAGTGTTCACATATTTTGGAGTGAGTGACTGATGGCCGACAAGGTACGAAAGATCCCAGCAGCGTTCGAAGGAACGCGGGCGATTCCAGCGCAGTACACGACCGACCCTGATATTGCCACGCCTGAGCAGATTGCTTCTATTGGCACTGCGACCGAGAAGGCACGCAAACTAGCCAAGGGTCAGCGTATCGTTGCGGCTGCCGCTGCTGGCAAGCCAATTGCCACCGCTCCAGTCTTTACGAACATCAGCATTAACAAGCAGGGTTCGGTCAAGGGGCAGGCGAACCAGTCAATCGCTGGCGGTGCTGGCATTGGCATCAACGACCCATCGATTACGGCACGAAACCGCGCCTCTACCCGCATCAAACCGAACTTTGAGAAGCTCACCCTTGGCGAACAGGCTTCCGTCAAGATGTCCGAGACCTCACTTAGCGGACAGGGCATTGACCCAAACCAGGACGAGTCACACCTTCTCCTTCAGGAGATCCTTGGTCGCAAGCAGTTGGTTGAGCCAGAGCAGAACCGACTCCGCTCGCTCTTCCGCCGCATGGACAACCTCTATCACCCAGAGACCATCACCCTTGGCGGTGCTGACCACTGGGCAGATGACCCAAGCGCACGGCTTGCTGGTCGAGCACACGTCTCGGTCAACATCCACCACGCCTATGTCCAGATCCCAGCCTCTATCCAGGCTGTGCGACCAGTTGTCAACTATGTTGCCACTGGGCCAACGACCGAAGAGCGCGATGCCGCGCAACTGCGCGAGCGACTCTACTTCCGTTGGTGGGACGCCAACGAGATGGACTTGCTCCACGAACACGCTGCACTTCTCAAGGAACTCTACGGCCATACGGCGGCTAAAGTCTTCTGGGATCCAGTTGCGGAGCTTCCAAAGGTTACCGTCATTGAGCGACCAGAGAACCTTTACCTTGGGTTCGGGGATAGCGACTTCAATCGCCTAGACTGGGCGCTCTACTGCTACGGTATGTCACCACAGTCAGTTCAAGAGGACTACGGCGTGGATGTCATCCCTGTCAAGCAGGGCGACAAGTATTTCCCGTACACCACCCGTGGCACACACGACGACCCAATCGGCAACGTGTGGTCGAACACCTTTGAGCGCAATCCACTCCGCCGCGAGACTGCCTACGAGCAGATGCAGGTTGAGGTCTACGACTACTGGTACAAGGTACCAACCAAGCCAGGTAAGGCTCCGCTTGTGTACAACGCCATCTTTGTCGGCAACTCGCTGGTAAAGAACGACGCGCACCCTGAGTATCAGGGGCAGATCCCGTATGTCCACCTACCAAACGGCAAGATCCCTGGTAGCCCATACGGTAAGCCAGCACTCTACGATGCCGAGCAGTTGCTCCGCGAGAAGGACGAACGAGTCACTGCCATGGCGCAGATGATTCAGTCTATCGTCGGTGGGCAAATGTGGCAGCTCGTTGGACCAGAGGCTCCTGATGAGGTACCGCCAAACGCGCTACCAAAGCCAGGTCGCGTCGCCACCCCTGGACCTGGCAACGAACTCCGTGCCATCCAGCCGTTCATCCCATCGTTCCAGATTGAGCAGTACATCGGTCGTATCGACCGAGAACTTGCTGTCGCAACGGGCTTGAACGACCTGCTCCTTGGTCTCGCGCCCGCGCAGGTGCTTGGCTCCTCACGAGCCATCGCCGCGCTCATCGCTAACTACGAAGCACGCCTTGCCCCGAAGCGCAAGGTGTTCTACCAGTGGATGCGACAGGTCTGGGAGATGTGCGCCCGTATTTGGGAAATCAAGAACCCAGCCGTTGCCGAAATCGTTGGCGGCCAGTATCGCATTGACATTGTTGCGCCAGAACTGACGCCACGAGACACGCTGGAACTTGCCAGCACCGCAATCAACCTAGTCCAGAACCGACTGTGGAGCGCCGAGCGTGCTATGGATCGAGTGGGCGTGGAAGATCCGATTGGCGAGAAGGACCTCATCCGTGATGAGCAGACTGATGCCACGCTGAACCCTGCGTCCGTCGCAACGATGGCGCAGGTGATGCAGCAGATGCAGCAGATGCAGATGCAGAATCAAGCCCAGCTCCAGCAGCAGGCAATGATTACCCAGGAACAGGCCGCTAATGCCCAGCGCACGATGCAGCAAGGCGTTCCTGGGAGCCAGTCGCTAAACCAGCCAGAGAATCAGGCGCAGTTGCCGCCAGAGGCTCTGCCAGAAAACGCCGCCGCGCCAGGGGAAGAGAACCTTCTCCCAGCGCCGACTGGCACCAATGAGGTACCTGCATAATGGCACGACGAGGACGATTCACCAGCCCAAATTCGGGCGGACAGAACCTTACCGCGCTGATTACTAGCCTCTTGCGCGAGCGAAACTCCGCAGAGGAGCAGGCGCTGCTTGACGCCTATCGAACTGGAACTGCCTATAACGGCGTAGTCCCAACGGTTGATGACATTCAGTCGTTCTATGACAACTGGGCGTCAGCATCTGGCTACACTCCAGGTTCGCTTGAGTACCAGGCAATCTTTCAGAAGAAGTCTGACCTCAATAACTATGACCTGAAGAAGCAGTTCAATGCGCTCATCTCAACGTTCAATACAACCGATGGGTCAAACTATCAGGAGATTATTGACTTCCTTGGGAATCAGGCGCAGACCTCTACCGACCCTGACGATATCGCCGATTACGCAAACTCCGTAGAGACGACGACAAACGCCTACCTAAAGTATCAGGGCCAGCGTTTGGTTCGTGGTGAGTTGACGGCTGCTGAGTATCAGAAGATTACGCTTGAGTCGCTCAAGGTTCTAGACCCAGACAGCACCGCCTACAAGAACGCAGTATATGATGCCTTCCAGTACGAATGGAACGCAGAGGCAACTAAGTGGCAGAACCGCGTTAAGGCTGGGACTGCAACAAGCGGACAGTTCAGGTCTTGGGCAAGCAGCTTCAAGAATCGAATGGTTGGGTCTGGCATCTCTAAGGACAGCGATCTGTATACCTCAGTTGGGGCAAGCATTTCCCAGGCTAGTCTTTCGGTTGGCGATAGCCCAACAAATACCCGACTCAATGGAACGCTAGGAACCCTCAATGATGTCTTTGGTCTTGCCCAGGCACAGATTGGCGGCGTAGAGGTTGGCGTTGAAGACATCATGGGCGATCCAAAGGATGTCCTCAAGAAGTTGTCTAAAAACCCAGACCTTATGGGCCTGTATGCTGAGTGGCTTGATTCAAACAGGGGATCTATTAGCCCGACACTTACTGCTCTTGGCATTACCGATGGAGCAAGTTTCCGACAGTGGTTTGATCAGACACTGAAGAGCGGAATCACCGATGCCCAAGCAGTAACTGCCGCTGGTGGTAGTGCCAACTGGGATGATTGGACCGCTGCTGCAACTACCAACGGCGCACTCACAACATTTGACGAGTTTGCAGTTAGCAGCAGCAAGCACGCTCGTGATGTTGCCAATGCCAAGGGGGACGATTCACTTATTAACTTCTATGACACTGAGTATAAGAAGTTCCTTAGTGGGGAAAAGTCATATTACGGAGCTCGACCAGCACTTGAGGGTCTGTACCCACAGCAATTTGCTGTTGTTCAAAACGAAGCAAATGCAATGTACGGATCGTATGCAGAGGGATCACTGACCCTAACTGGAGCACTTAACAGCGGGGAGCCAACCTGGTCAAATGTTCAGTTGACCGCCGATAACGCAGCGGCACTTACTTCTGGCCAGTTGGTTAAGGTATGGAATAAGGAGACTGCTCAATTTACCACTGAGCCGCCGCGAGCGGCTGGTTCGGCACAGGGTTCTTACCAGTATGTCAGTTTTACTGTTCTTCCCGACGGAACAAAGGTTCCGTCAGTTGTTTCCGTCACTGGAAAGAAAACTGTTTCCTCTACTGATGGAACAACGCCAACTGGATTTATCTTTGAGTTGCCGAATGGCAAGACCTATGCCGTCAATACCTCTGGCGATGCCTATGAGGTAACTGGTTCGGTTCCAGTTTCTGGTGCCGATTATGTTGTTGATGACCCTGCTGATTTTGGAACTCCCACAACAGATGGTAAACTTCCAATCATTGACACAAGTCCTCTTATTCGACAGGGTGCTAATGCTGGAGCATTTAAACCAGAGGACCGAGAGGCTCGACGAGCTGCGCTTACGCAGTATGGCGTAGATGCCGCTGACCTTGATGCTGCTGCACAACTGGCGTTGACGGTGGCAGCGGGACTTGACCCAACAGCACGGACAGGAGTTGAGGCTGCGTCTCAGGCCCTTACTGCTGAGTCAGTCACAATTCGCGCAACAGCACTTGAATCATCTGCGACCAATGTAGACCAACTCGTAGAGGCTGCTGGTCTTCGTGGCAATCCTGCGGCAGCACAATACAACACGTTTGTGAAGCCGAATATGGACAAGTACGAAGAGGTTGCCAAGGGTCTATTCCGACTCAAGAACCCTGCTGGGCAAATGGGTGCGGATAGAAATGTCTCAGCGCAGAATTTCTACTCTAGGATGGGCGGACAGGCTGGAAATCAAACAGTTGCAGATCTTCCAACAACTGTTGACCTTCGACCAGATCGGGTAAAGAACAGCGATAGGGAGCGGGATGTTGCCGCAGCAGAGCGCATCTTTGCTGGATATGGCGTTTCGTCAACGCAGGCACCTTCGGATAACTTCTTTAGGAATATGCCAACGACGAAGCAGCAGCAGTATGGCTCGCTGCCACCTGCGCTTCCACTAGCGGCAATGGCACCATCGGTTGTTATCCCGCCAACCCCATCTGTGCGTAAACCAGACATTATTGGGCCAACGATGCCAACTGCTCCAGTTGTTGCCGCGCCACCGCCACTGTTGCCACCGTCACGCGGCGGCAGCGTTAGGAAGTTGTAATGCCAAGTATCTTTGACAAGCCATCGGTACAAGCTGGGACGACGCGAGCAGCGTCTATCGCCCAGCCTGGGACTTCGGCAAAGGCCGTTCAGTCCGCTGGTCGAATCCAGGTTAGCATTGCCGATCCGTCAAAGTCTATCCAGAAGTCCATTGGCGATGTCAATGCTGGCTTTATTGGAGTGGGCAAGGGCTTGGTATCCGTTGCGGAAAACTTTCCATTTGTCGGCGGCATTGCCAAGCCGCTCATTGGATTTGTTGGATCTATCGCTGATGCAACCATTGGTCAGGGCGTAAGCGCACTAGAGAGCATTCGCATTGGCGACTCTAACTTGGCGCAAGGTGCTGTCAATGCGTTGGAGTTTGCTGGGCAACCTCTTGGTTGGGGACTTGATGCCATCTCTGCTCCTGGTCGATTTGTGGAGCAGAAGGTTGCCGAGGCGCGCATCCAGAACACACAGACTGGTAGGCAGGATCTTATCTCTGGTATCTTTGGCGCAGCTCCAAAGGAAGTTATGGCAATGGTGCAGGGCGGTGCCTCTCTTGAGCAGGCTGCCGAACATCTCGCCACAACCAATGCTGGCTATAGCGAGAACGGCCTTGCCAATCTTGGATGGTCGTTGCTCTTAGACCCAATCAACCTCATTGCCCCTGGTGTTGGAAAAGTCGCATCAATGGGCAAGCAGGCTTCGGTCTTTGCTCGAATTTCAAAGCAAGCTGCACTTGAAGGCGTCGTTGGCGTTGCTGCCAAAGCAGAG